GAGTTGATTGAAGAGTTTTCAGTGACCTCTATCACTTGGTTGCTTACGTCAGGAGCACTAGAGCTGTCTACAGCCCCGTTAACCATGTTTGTAGCGTCTATCGTGACCGTACTGGCATCTGACATAGTCAGCACCAAGTTAGTGCCACTAACGGCCCCAGAAACGACTGTAGTGTCCGTGTCTGTATCCAAGTCTGTAGCTAGGCTCGTCACGTCGATAGTGATGTTCGTTCCGTCAGACAGGTTAAGCGTAAGGGTATTACCTGATACTGCACCACTAGTAACATAGTCGTTGCTGTTAAGCGCTAGACTTGTGACGTCCAAAACAACGGTAGTGCTGTCAGACATTGTGAGCGTAAGGTTGTTGCCTGAGACAGTGCCAGAGGATACTGTCGTGTCGTCATTAAGCGCCAACGTAGACACGCCCACGTCAACAGTAGAGGCGTCAGACATTGTGAGTGTCATCGTGTTTCCAGACACAGAGCCAGAAGTGACAGTTGTGTTCTCGTCAACACCAAGCGCAGCAGCGTTTATGTTTACGGTAGAACCGTCGTTCATGGTCAATATCATTGTAGTGCCACTAAGTGCACCGCTGGATACAAAATTGTTCTCATCAACACCAAGAGCGGACAGGTCTACGTCGTGAGTTGTAGCGTCGGACATAGTTAGAGTAAGCGTGTTGCCCGACAAGGACAGTCCAGAAACACCAGTTCCAGAGGAGGTGCCTCCGAAGCCCGATGTGTTAGTGAACAGGTTGTTCATCGCTGTGGTGGCGGTATTGAGAACCGAACTAGCGGCAGCGCCATTTATGGTTAGGCCAGACACTGGCATAGACTCTACTAAAATCTTCTTACCGTTCTTAGCTTTAATCTTTATGTTGGTTCCGTTAGCCACGGCCTCCAGAGTATTCACTGGGTGAGCCTGAAGGAATTGTTCGTCGGTAGACTGTGATAAGTCGCTAAACAGCACAGACGCTCCCGTGTCATCTAGCTTGATGTCAAGTGCCTGATACTTCAGGAAGGGGCTAATAAACTCTATGTCCTTATCTTCGAACAATCGGTTATGTACGATAGCTTGGTATCGGTACGAGCCGTCGTCGTTAGGCGTTTGCCCTCGCCGCACTTGGAATATACCGTTGTCTGTGTCGTCTGCAGTAGTCACCTTGCGAATCTCCGCGAAGATGGTAGTGCCAGCGTGAATCTCAACCGGGTGGTCAAAAAACCACTCAATCTGTTGGTTAGGGTATATAGTACCGAGTCCCTTTAGTTTTTGGAGATAGACTTGTTTTCCATTGACGGACAAGCGATACTCTAGGTGCTGGTCGGCAGATACTTCCTCGGCGGCAACGGTTGTGATACCGAGGCCAGCGATGTTCACCGCGAAGTAGTTAGGCCCAGAGTAGCCTAGTGAGTTCAGTGGGTCAGGGCTACCGCCTAGGGTCACGCTAAACATGTCAGTGTACACACGCCCGCTAGGAGCGATGTATCCGCTAGGACCTTGGTTGGCCACTAGGCTCTGGTCACGAAGCCCACCCCACATAGGGTAGAAGTTGATGTCCGAGCCGAGGTTGGTGAAGAAGATGTTCTCCGCACCAGAACTCATCTTGTGCTGCTCACCGAGGAACAGGGAGTTCAGCGTGGTCTCAATCGCACGGTCAGCTATGAGCTTGTCGGTAGCCTCGTCGTACTGGAAGTGGTCAAGGGTCTTTTTGTCGTAAGACGTAAAGTCCATGTTCGCGATAGCCGCGGAGTTGGACGTCATAAGGTTTAGGTCGAGTGTAGTCAGAGCAGTCGGAGTGAACGTAGATGTCTCATCCAGAATAGCCCCTGTGGGTAGTGCGACTGTGTCGTCGTCCCGAAGCTCAGCACGCAGAGAGTATCCCTCGTTACGCCCCAAAGTTTGAATGGAGTAGATGCGGAACTTGCCGCCCTCGAATTCAATCCAGTCCTCGAAGCGCAGGCCCGTAAAGAAACGGCACTGAACCTCAATCTTAATCTTACCTGTACGCTGGTCGTTAATCTCTTCCTCAGATGAACCTGCGGATGGCGAACCAATGTACTTGACACTCCCCCAACGGTTTTCCTTGATGGTCTGCACGATGTTAACCTGTGCACCGGTCTGCATGTCAATGTCGACTGCATCGCGGTAGAAGCTAACTTTGTGCTGTAATTTACCTAATTGGAGTTTGCCCATTTTAATATACTTTTACGGTGGCGAGCAACCGCTGCACACCTTCTTTAATTTCTGTTGTAAGTCCGCCGACGTACTCTGCCTCACGCTGTGAGTCGTAGTGACCCACTAAGAGTAACATGGCTTGTCGGTATTGCCGAGGTAAATCCTTGACGTTGTCGCCTCCTTGTAGGGTGACTTTGTAAACTTGCTTGTCGCGAGCATGGATGTCTCCGGGCTCACCCATTTCCGTGTAGTCTAGCTCAATTGGGTAGACGTCGGTATAAACGTTCGTGAGGTCGAAGTCGCTGCCCCCGTCTGCCCCTTCAACGAACTCAACAGTCTCGTCAGGTGAGCTATTAGGGTCGTCTTCCACTGCCTCAACTTGGTCACGGCCAGCTAGTGGCATCCAGACGTTCGTGTTGTGGTAATACTCCTGAGCTGTCACTGCCCACTCTCCTGTAACGTTTCTAAGCGTCTTTACGGCATCCAATTCGCCCTTGTCAAGGTAGACTGTCACCGTGCCGCTTAGAGGCGCAGGTGCGTCGTTAAAAACGTTCTCAGCGGTCTCGTGGCGCTCTGGCTCAGATGAACAGAAGACTCGATTCGTGAGGGTCTCCATGTAGTCACACGCGGAAGCAACGTAAGACTTGACTAGCTCCTCCGCATCTCCGTAGTCGTAACGCAAGTGGTCTCGAACTATCGACAAAGGAACCATGTCCTCTGGATAGTAGTTGTGTTTTATGTTTATCTTCATCGTTGGTCGTGTTAAAATAGAGGGAGTAATTCGGGTCGAACGAATACGCACAGCATACGAAGCGCGGCCTCTCCAATGAGGACTCCCTGAAGTGGGAAATAGGGGGACGCAATGTCCCCCCTTCCCTATATATTATATGACGTGATGGTCGCTATTATGCGCCAACACCAGTCAAAGTCTTGAACGAAGCCTCCTGCAACGCCTGTACATCACGGTACTCGTTAGCAATGATTCGAACAACACCTTTAGCAGCATCAGTGTAAGGGTCAACGATGAGGTTTAATCCACCCCAAGTTGCCGTCACCAATTGAGTCTTGTCAAAGAAAGAGATAGTCTGGCTAGCAGCTTGGCTAGAAACAACAGTCTCATATCCAGCGATAGACGTTCGAGCCAATGGGCTTCCAGCGTACAAGTCACCAGAACCAGCATCGAAGCTCAAGGCACGCATTGTGCGGTAAGCGTTAGCGGCAGATACAGCAACAACATTGTCCAAGTTCACGTCCAAAGCCAACAAAGCAGCCTCAACGTCGAGTGGGTTGTTAGAAGCGTAAGCCATAGTAGAGTCTTCAGCAGCAATCTCAGCGAGAATCTGTGCGTTGAAAACCTTGTCCAAAGCGCGACGGATGTCCATCTGAATGAAAGCAGCCATGTCGTCTCCAGACTGAGCCAACATCTGCTGAGTTACACCTACGTGTGCAGCGTTACGAGTTGGTTCCAAAATGCGCTCTGCGAAAGTTGGCAGCTCTTCAACCATCAATACACCTTGACCTTTATTACCGTCAGCGCCAGTCAAGTTAGCCTGTACTTGCATAGCAACGTTTCCAGACAATCCGCTCAAGTTGCGAACGCCGAGCTTAGCAGCGATATCAGCAGGAGCGTAGTTCTCAACGATACCCAAGTCTTCTTTACCAATTCCACCACCGAAGTCAGTAGAACCAGAAGTTACACCAGCAGTACCCATAGAACGCAATACCATAGTTGGGATGTTGAATCCACCAGCAACGTTTACGCCGCTGTTGCGCATCTCAGTGTTTCCTTCTTGTGTCATTTCAGCTTCGAGGCCAGTTACGTTGCCTTTAGCAGCCTCCTTGATGAGCTTACCGAAAGAGAAGTCCTTCGCAGCACGGGCCTCAGAGTCGCCCAAGTTTTGTACTACCGCAGGGGCAGCTTTTGTTGTGTTTTCCATAGTTGGATTGTTATTGTTTCGAGCCTCGGGCTCAGAGTTTAAAATGATTTCAGTTTGTTCCTCCTCTTCAATAGCGGGAGCGTCTTCTACGACTTCTTCAGCGACAACCTCTTCGGTGCGCTCTTCAGCCTTTTCTTCGTCCTCTTCGTCAGACTCTTCAGACTCTTCGTCATCTTCGTCCTTCTTAGGAGCTTCTTCGTAAGCTCGTTCTTCTTCGACTACCTCTTCGGCAACCTCTTCAGCAACGACCTCCTCAACGACCTCTGCAACAGGCTCTTCAACAACTTCCTCAGCTACAACTGGCTCCTCAGTGAGGGCAGCTTCCATAGAACGGATAGCAACCTCTGTGGTTGGATACGCTCCTTGTGTAGTTGGAGAAACGTCGAATAACGTGCCAACAGAATTAATAGTTCTCAAGTTCATACCGTCACGACGTTCCCATTCGTCGTCAGATACTGTGAACCCGAAGGAACTGGTAGACACGTTGCCCATTCGAATGTTCTCTGCGAGGTCTTTGGCGTAAGACTGCTCACCGAGCTCAAAACGGTACCGAAGTCCAACCTCATCGACTGAGAGCTCAAGTCCCTTACCCACACGGGCAAGAGGCATGTTCCAGTCATGGTTAA